CTTGGCATGGGCAATACACTACCGTATTCACTATCATCTAAAGTGGTTGTGACAACATCATTGAAATGCAAATTGAAAGTGTTGTTGGTATGTGCAATACCAAGGCTACGCAATTCACATGATCCAGAACTACTGGTCACATTGGCACACACAGCAAAGTATCTTCCACAAAATGCAGACACATTGCTGGTATAAGGTGCAAAGATAGTTTCAACTTCTTCGCCTTGGAATTCGCCTGTGTTAGATGTGAACACGCTGTAGGAAATATCGCCAGTGACATCCGCAGTTGTTCTAACATTGAAAAAACCAACGCTGCCACGATCAATAATATCACTCACAACAACAATGCTGGTACTTGGTTGTGAAATCCAACTGGTATAATTACCCCAGGTTGTAGCATTGGCCCAAGTACCAGAGTTTGTAGGTATTTGATAACCAGTTACTGGATCTAGTTGGCTAGTTGTTTGTGGTAATGGCATGAATCTTCCTTATTGTATTGATGGTGTGGCACTTGGATAAGAACTTGAAAGTTTACCATTAGGATATGCACCAGTGGCAACATAAGTTCCATTGTAGGTAATCTGCGAAGTGGTCAACACAGCATTTGCTTCTGTTAGTCTTCGCAAATAACCAGCAGTAAAATCACTTGTGCGAATACCTGGTTCACTGTTCCAAGTGATTGTTTTAGGTACAACACCACTTGTGCCTGCCAACAAGTCTATAGTACTTAAACTTGGTTCAAAGCCTGGTTTAATTTGCATCAATACACCTTGTGCGCTTTCACCTGTTGATGTTTCAACAATCAACAACAATTCCATAAAACCTGAAGTACTAAAACTAGACATCACAGGTGCTAGGCCTGTGGGTTGGCCAATAACTGATGCCTTTAGTGTTCTGTTGGTATATCCAGGGACCTCATAGTATGGGTCAAACCAGGAGAACAACGTGGGTAGACGCAAGTTGAGTGTGTAACTGTTTCCAGCACTACCAGATTGTGAGATCTTTTCCCATTGGCCATAACCATAAAATTTGCAATAGCCACTGTTGTTGGTTGCATCGCCAGTCCAACTGTTTCTGTGTCGACGATACACATTCAAGCGAACATAACCACTTAAACCGCTTGGCACACTATAGGTCAAAGAAATATATTTGTTGACCTGTGTAGTTGTTGTGGTTGGATTTAGTGCAGTACCAATGTATTTGAGAGATGTAACACCAACTGTTGGTGTTGCATTCACATAAGGTTGATTGATTGCTGCCAGTGCAGTTGCAGTGGCCACATTCTCAAACTTGAATACACCTTTGTATTGACCAGTTGATTGGTAATTGGGGTCATTGCTACTGCTTGGAATATACCCTTTGCCATACAAACTCACATTGGCATCAGTACCCACACCACCTGCCCAGGCAGTCACAGGAGAAATCACAATTTCGTATGGTGTATTGTAATTCATATTGGGAATATCCAATGGACCAACATAACCAGAACCATTAAGCAACACATACTTGTAGTTGATGGCAGTAAATGTTTGTCCAGTAACCAATGCGCGATATCGAATGGTCTGTCCTACCCAGAACTGTCTTCCAGTTGCAGGAGGATCCAAGAAGAATTGATATGAACCTGTTGATGCAACATAGTTCAAGCCTGCACCTGCGCTACCAATACCCAATTGAATATTGCCAGCAGTTGCGGTGCTCAATGTTACAGAAACTTTGCCAGGTTTGTAAGCAATGTCCAAGTTCAATTGACCATAGAATGGATCATAGGAAGTTGTGGCACTTTGCACATTCATTGTGTAAGGTGTGTAATTGCTACTCTCAACATCATTGGCATAGGTCAACACAAAGATAAAGTTGTAGGTATTGGCACCATCATTGTAATTGCCAATGCTGCCAGCAAAACTAAATGTCACAGGGTTGCCAGGGAAATAGCCTGGACCAAAAGTCTGTGATGTTTTGAACCAAGTGGTGTCTGTGGATAACTTGTAATAGATGTTGACGCCTGTCACATCATAATTGATGGCTTGCTTGACTGTTTCTTGTGTGAGTGTGAGTTGTAGAGTTCTAGGTGAAGTATTTGGAACCAATACACCTTCAAATCGTGAAATCACACTATCTTTTGCCGCTGGTGTTATTGTGCTTGGCACTGGCCAACTTGCACTAACAAACTGCCAATTGGTTTCACTTGGGTCTTGTCCTTGTCCAGTTCTTGTGATTGGATTGAGAGACAAGAATGTAAATTTACTACTGGTTTCGCCTGTGCTGTAGCGCACACGAATATTGACTCTGTAATTGAATTTGGTAGAGTCTGTGGCAGTTGATCCTGCCAATGGTCCTACTCTTGCAGTGATAGTAGTGCCTGGGCCATTGCTGGCTTCGTAAAATTTGGTCTGATAATTGCTGGATATGCCACCCAATGCCCAGAACAATTCAACACCATTACACATAGGATGTGTTGGTAATCTCACTGTGAGATCAGCATAGATCAAAGTACCTTCTGTGACATAGTTGATATTGGTAACATCAGCAATATCAGTGGTAGGTGGAATGTAACCTGCTTCTCTTGGTCGATCATTTATAGGTGTGTTGTTGTTTGGACTGTTGCTACCATCACCATAGCCGCCGCCATCAGAACCTGTTGGATCAGTTGCGTCAGGATTATACAATGTATCATTGTTGCCTGTATCTTGTGATCGTGTGGGAGGATTAACACCATAACGAACAATACTTTGTTCAGGTGGTTGATAAACACTCACGCCTCGTGGAATAAAGATTGCTTGAATGCGATCTGGTTCGCCAACCTTGGCATAAGGATACAAGAAATCAGGATTACGCAAACAATTGAGTCTGAATGTATAATCATCATTGGGCTGGATACTGATCACACGCCATGGTGAATTATAAAAATTCAAAATACCACTTTGGATCAGAATCTGATCACCGGGTTCCAGTTCAAACGCATGACTGGTCACAGTCAAACTGCATTGTTCTTGATATCGACTCTTGTTAAACAACAGTCGTGCAAAGTCTTTTGCTTGTGCAAAGTTAATAACTGTTGGGAATGTTATTTCAAGTTTGTTTTCACGCCCGCCATCTTGCAAGGCATAGAATTGTCTATCTGTTTCAAGTTCTGGGTAAACAACCTGTTGAACACTCCATTTATTCTCATTGTCAGGATCAACATAACTCACAACCACTTGGTTGTATTTGCTTGATCGATCAATGCCTGAATAGGCCACATCACCCACAATCTCATAGGTGTTTACTTCTAGATCATAGGCCAATAGTCTTGGACTGCTCACACAAGTGGCCGCCAGTGTTGCTTGTCCACTGAGAATATCTGTTGGGTGACCTGCATCTTCGATCTTGAGTTTGTAACGACCTTGGATATAAGGCATGTATCCACGCATGCCACTCAACAAAGTCTTGGTATTCTCAAACAAAGTTTTGCCAGTATCAATCACTGCGGAACAACTTAGAATTGGTCCTTGGATGTCACTTGAACCCACTTTGGGTGTGTAATATTTTACATTGGTGTTGCATTTGTTCTTGGCAATATAAAAACTTTGCCAGTTGATATCACTGTTCTTTAGACCTTTACCATAGCGTGGATTACGCAAATAGTCTAGTAGAATTTCTGCTGGATTGTAACTGAATCGTTCGGTATAACCGGCTGCACCATACTCTGGGTTTAGTGTAGTGTCAGCGGATTCAGATCCTGCTGTGTTGTTGCTTAGGATTGGTGCAACTTTGCGACCAAGAATAACTGCCTGCAGGTCAGGAATGCTACCACCATTGAATGGATTGTTCTTCTGATCAGTTTCATTCTTGATCTCTAACCATTCGTATCTAACGAACAAAGTACAAAGACCATTAAATGCACTTGTGGATTTGAAATTGGGTGCGTCTTTGAAGATACCTGCTTTGATTTCCGAACCTAGTGTGCTTCTGCTGTAATTACTGCTGAAATATCGTGTGACTTGTTCAGCATAACCAGCAAGTACTGCGGCAACTTCTGTGCCCCAAAACCCACCAAAATTACCACCATAGTTGTATTGACCACCACTGGTTGTATCTTGCAATGCAGTAGTTCCACTGGGTCCAGGAAGATCAAAGTATGCTCCTTTGGAGAAACGCATGGTCACGCGACCAGAAAACTTGCTACATGCAGTCTTTTGACCTTTGCTGTCTGTCTTCTCACTCATGGTAACAGTTTGACCAGAATTGAGAAGTGGAATATAACTACCATCAATCTCAATGTCATCAATCATCACTGCATTCAAGCCTTCAACCGGGCCTTCAGAGAATACATAAGCAACAAAAAGATAACGGTTATCAACAGGAACACCAGTGACACCTTTTGGACCAGTTTCAGCATATACAATCAATCCACCTTTTTTGCGAACACCATAGATCACAGGTATGGGGTCAGTTGAGTTGGCTGTGCGTGTGATCAGCACACCATTTTCATATTGTGTTTGTGCGGCACCAGCATCAGGTGCACCAAACGCATTCATGAATGGTGATAAAATTACATCCAGTGCTTTGTTTACTAACTTTTCGACTGGCTTGGTTGAACCAAGTGCAAAGCCTGCCACAGCACCTGCTGGGCCACCAAGGAAAAAGCCAGCAACGCCGCCAATGATACTGCCTAAACTAATACCCATTATTCAACTCCTTTGAACATCAAAGTTGGACCTGCTTGGTAACCAATTTCATCAAAGAAATTTGAGATATAATCAGGTGTAAAAATCATTGTTGGTGCCATGACAGAAACACATTTGTATTTCTTGGACCATTTGACAAATTCTTCATGTAGTGCATAAAGATTTTCATGTTCTTGATGATCTGGATGCAAATAAACAATTTGTATTTGTGCTGTGACTGCATTTATGTGAGGTGCAACCATGGCAGTTCCTGCCACAAATCCACGAACTCGATTGGCTTGGTCAACAAAGTTTAGCCACACGCAATGATCATGTGTGCAGTAGGATCTGATTAGGTTGTGCCAAGCACTGGAATCAAATGTTTCCACCTTGTGTTGTTCGGCCCAATTTTCACCCAACTCAATAACTTCACTGATACTTCGAGCATCACATTCACGAATCATATTTTACCCCAACTGAATTTTGATTGTCCTACATAGGCACATTGTTCAAAACATGTATCGTATTGAACTCCTTGGAACAACCAGTTACTGTAGTTATTCGTTCTGCGACCAGAGGTTCTTTCAAAGTCAGCATAGAGGCTTGAGCATTCAATTGAGATGGTTGCGGTACTGGCATTTTCTGTAATTGTTACATTGAAAATTGTACCATCAAAGGTCAACATTGGTTGGCCAACAATTTGCATGGTGTTCACATCCAGGAATGCCTTGTACATTACCACTCGTGAACCTTCATAAGGAACTTTGTTGTTGGGACTTTCACTTAGATCCACAAACAAATACACAATGTCACTACCAAGTGCGCTGAGTGTCACAGAGAATTTGCCCACACGAAGATCCATGTCTTCAGTTAGACCACTGTATCCCAAAAACTCACCTTGTGCTAGATAGGTATGGCTACCACCTGTTGTAGTTGGACTATCATATGGTATATCCATACCACCACTTGCAAAATAAAGTGTGCCAATTGGTAATTGAATCTCTAGTAAGTCAACTGCGATAAAATTTTGACGATAGAATTCATCTCTGGCACTACGGCCATTAACTGTTGGAAAATACTTCATTTACCATACCTCCCTCATGCTGAGTTTCATGGTAGTCAATCCGCCATATGATACTTCTTGTGTTTGTTCTTGTTCTGCTTGTACCACTGTGAATGGCACAGCATCAATTTGCACTCGTTGACCAGCAGGCACTGAAGTTACACAAGCACCTGAGAAAGTCAATGTGGCATAACCTGCGGCATTGGATTGCACGCCTGTGTTGCGATTGGTACACATGTAAACTTTGCTGTGGTTGGCAAAGCGAAAGTATTCACCTGCATACAAAATTGTTTTGTTGGCACCACAGTTGCTAAGCATGACTGCATTGGCACCAAATGTAATTGCGTTGGCAGTGGTCACTGTGGCATTGGCAGTGGCAGCATTGGCGCTGACACTATAACTGACCTTGGGCAACACAATCTCAAAGGAAAACAAACTACCAAGGGCAGCACCAAGAAATCCTTGTACTTCTCTTGCTTCAATTGGAGTAAGTGGCGGGTATTGCACATCAAATGTGTAATAACTCACGCCATAACCAACTCTACGCATCTTACCAGAGTTGGTCACAGTCATCAAAGCCGGTGTAA